GCACGTACCTGGTGTGGTAGTCCCAAATACTCCATCAAAATGGACAATCCAACCTCTTGAACAAAACTACTATTGGAATAAACAAAACAAAGACCAGCCAGACGGTGGCTCTTATTTAGCTATGTCAGCTACTTATTTCGTAGAAATTGTTGGCGTTAATGCATTAGATAATACTCGGGTACGCTTTGATGTCATATCACAAAAACCAAATGCTATCATTTCAAACCCAGGAGTAAGTGATAATACTCTACCAAATACATTGGTTCATATGAAACATTTAGCAAACCCAATGGGATCAGCTTGCAATAGAATCAACCCCTTATACTTTAGAAAATACTTCAGTAAGACGGTATTTATTAACTCAACCAAAACAGATTCAAATACTAAAGGAACCACTGCTAATATCATCAGGTTCTCTTTCAAACTTAAACCCAATAAACTCTGCACACAACAGGATACAAATCCAACTGTAGGAAACTTAGATCCACAGCCAGAAATCCCAAGAGGTAATTTCGGTCCTTACAATGTCCACGCTTGTCAGCCATTATGGCTCCTTATATCAACAGACGATAGAACTTCAATAGGCGATGCTGTATCAGTAAATATGTCAAGACGTATAGTCTGGCGTGATACCATCGGTTCAGCTAATATGTAAATCCCATAAAATATCCCTTAGCATCACAAGATTAACCAAACGAACCACTTCCACCCCTGCAAGGGGTGAGAGCGTTTAATATTAATGATAATTATTAATATCAAACTATAATTCAATTATACTCCACCTATCACTAGATAACTGCTCTTCATCCTCAGGAGGAAAATTAGCAAAAATCACAATATGAGGAGAGTTAAAAACTTTAACCCCAGTCTCATACTTCGTATTACAAACCATACCATTCTTAATACTTTCCAAAGAAGCGTAAGAAATAGCGCCTCTATTTGCTCTTGGAATATCAAACATAACACATTCACATTTATCCATATCTTGATTAAAGACCAAATTCATTATATCAGTATATTTCCCCCCACTACAAAATAAAACCTTATGCTTAACAATCATATATTTAACAAAAGCACTCTTTCCAATATTACCTTTACTTTCCCAAAACCAGTAAATCTTTCTATCATCAACTTCACCCAGAACAATATTCTCAATCTTTTTCTGCCAAGGATACAAATTTTCTATGACCTTAATTGGTCTTGGAAATCCAATTCTAATAATCACATCATCTTCCTTACCGCAATAGTGTATATTACTATCACGGTTGCCTTTCGCTTTTTCCCAGTGTATTCTAGCAATGCAAAACACACTTATAGGTCTTACTTTCGTTTTAAATTCTACGTATCCCTGAAGGTGTGGTGTCCCACCAGCACCAATCTCTTTACCAACCATTGCAAATCTGCAACTTCTATTACACTTTAGAACTATGGAACTAACTTCCTCTTCTGTGTAATTATTGAGTGTGAAACACCACCTAATAGCAGGTGAAATCTGCTTCTTGGTAGGGGAAATAGTATTACCCCCTACCATGGAACTAATGGAACTATTATTGGAAATATCCATATAATATTCCTAAACATTCTATTTTATCGCAAAAAAATAAATGCGTAAAATTTCTCAAAATTCAGGAACTTTAGGAAAAAAATAAAATATTTGCCTAAATATATGGCTTTCTCAAACCAACCGCAGTCCACCTCCTCCAACCACAATCAAGCAAAACAAGCAAAAGCTTTCGCGCCCCCAAAGCGTAATAAGAAAGCGAAGTATTCAAAACCTCCAAAAGTGGCACGCAAGGCTAAAGTTGATAATCAACAGTCTTCGCTTATCAATAAACTTTCTAAGCAAGTCTATTCGCTTCAAATGTCCAAATACGGTAATGTTCAACAGAATTATCACACGTTAGACGAGATAATAATTCCAACAGGCACTCAACCATTATGCTTAGACCTTACAGACTTTACATGTCATAGACCAGATAACCCTAACTCACAGAACGGTGCACGAGTGTATCAGCACGTACCTGGTGTGGTAGTCCCAAATACTCCATCAAAATGGACAATCCAACCT